ATCAGATCTCCCATAGATTTTGTCGCTGTGGTAAGTTCGCCTATTGTGTCTAATATTATGTCCCTTATATTATCCGTGACGAAAACGTATACTAACTTTTCAAACGTTTTAGTAGAATGTGTAGAGCGCATTCGAGCCCTAAACTTAGCGACATCACCTGCCTGATCCCTTTCGTAATATTTTTTCAATTTAGCATCTCCGAAAAATAAATTGTCATTCATAAATTTGGTGATCGCAGACTTAGTGTAACTTTTTTCGTCCATTATAATATATAGACATTATAATCATGGGCCCCTGTGAAGACACGAGAGATTGTAGGTGTTACGCTGATAGTTTAGGTAGTACGGATCCTATGAAGAATCAGATATGCGGGACCAGAGAGAAAGGTATAATAATCACGTGCGACGATAATTGCTGCCCAGGTGGTTGTCCAAATTCCACAAATGATATAACACCTAGAGAACCTTACGGTTTCGGTGTTTCGTACACGATTTACACGATAGTTCGCTTCATTCTTTTCCTACTTATTTTACTCGTAATAACTACATACTTAAAGATCTAACGACTATACATTGTATAATGTCTACTGATACCAATTGCAACCGTGATTCATGCCTCGTTGAGATTACCGCTCTCCGCGCCGAAGTTAAGTCTCTCACTAAGATTGTTCGTAAGATTAAGGCTAAGCTTGACGATCCCACTGGTGAGAAGTCGGCAAACCGCGCCAAGAACAATGGATTTAACCGTGAGCAGAAGGTTTCCGACAAGCTCCGGGATTTCCTTGAGCTCCCCGCCGACAAGCTCGTTTCTCGTAGCTTTGTAACTCGTGCTATCAACAAGTACGTCAAGGATAACGGACTCAAGCACCCCGACAATGGACGCATTCTTGTTCTCGATCAGAAGCTTCGCGATCTTCTCCAACCCCCCGCCGATGTTCAGGTCACTTTCCTGAACCTTCAAAAGTACCTAAGTCCACATTACACGAAGGTAGAAGCTTAAAAAAATACTCCATAATAATATAAATGTTGGTTGATAAAAATACTATTGAAACCCTCGTTGGTACAAAAATCTCTAATTTGGATTTGTACGAAAGAGCATTTACCCATAAATCCGCACTCAAAGAAGATGAAACATTATCAGGTTCATTCGAAACTTTGGAGTTCATCGGTGATTCGGTGTTAGGTTTTGTTATTACAAAATTTTTATACGATAGATACGAAGATAAACAGGAAGGTTTTCTTACAAAAGCTCGCACGAAACTCGTACGAGGTGAAACCTTGGCGAAAATCGCAACTAAAATGGAGCTTTATAAGTGGATCATGATGGATGAAAAGGGTATGAGAAATGAATGGAATCATAACCCGAAAATTCTTGAAGACGCATTCGAAGCCTTGATAGGTGCTATTTATATGGATATGGGATTGCTCCACGCAAAGGAATTTATACTTCGCATATATAATGATCCTTCGTTTGTGAACATGGATTCTATCATGGTGGATGACAACTACAAGGATCATCTCATGAGATATTGTCAATCTAACGGTTTATCTCTACCGGTGTATAATGTGGGTCATCATGAGAATGGGATTTTTTACATAGACGTGTTTGTCGATGGTGTATGTTTGGGGAGGGGGTTCGCTAAGAACAAGAAACAGGCGGAACAAAACGCGGCTAAAACATTCTTTTATCCACCTAAGTTATACAATCAACAGAATCATTATCATAATGTCCGATAACTACGAATACAAAAAGCGTGTTACGAAAAACGATAAAAAAAACAAAAAGGGTGTTTATTCTCAAAAACACATTCGGATATTACTTAAACAGTTGGACTCTAAAACAATTAATGTTGGAGAAGATACGCAAGCTGATAGAAAGGGAGTATGCTCCTCAAAAGTCGGAAGAGTGGTTGAGTCTAAGGGGACACATGCTAACCGCAAGTGATGCAGCGACAGCAATCGGTGTGAATAAATACGACACACCCGAAGGCCTTCTTCTAAAAAAATGTGGACTTGGTGAAAAATTCACCGGCAACGCAGCTACACGTCATGGTGAGCTATACGAAGATGAAGCACGCATTCTTTATGAACAACGCCACAATGAAGTGGTTCATGAAATAGGGTTATGCCCACACCCGGTCCATAAATGGTTGGGTGGAAGCCCCGACGGTGTATCAGAATCTGGTAAACTTGTTGAGATCAAATGCCCCCCAATGCGACAGATTATACCGGGTGAAGTACCAGTCCATTATATGCCACAGCTTCAACTCTGTATGGAGATATTAGATCTGGAAGAAGCAGATTTTATCCAGTACAAGCCCGCAGCTACCAATTGGCCTAAGCCAGAAGAGTTTGACGTCGTTAACGTGAAGCGGGATCCCGAGTGGTGGAAAACTAACTTACCCGTAATGGATGAGTTTTGGAAGAAGGTGTTATATTTTAGAGAACACTTGGACGAGCTTCCCAAGCCCAAAGAAAAGAAGACTCGTAAAAGGGAGCCAAAGGTTCATACGTGTGAAATTTTTTCAGATAAAGAAGACGATTATAATAGCCATTGATAAATATATACCTAAGTCATCAAACCTTTTTCAAAAAACAATATGTCGTACACACTAGCCACCGAATCGTTAAACGGGCGTCTATTTGTACCCTATCAACACGATGGTGTAAAATGGATGCTTGGAATGGAATCACAAACTTCCGGGCCCAAGGGTGGCTTTTTATGTGACGAAATGGGTTTGGGTAAGACCGTGCAGTTGATTTCTGTCATGCTTGGAAATCCGCAATCTCGCACACTCATCATCGTACCCAAATCTATTATCATGCAATGGTGTGAAGAAATCAAAAAATTTGCACCGAATCTTAAGGTGCACGTGTACGATGGACCCAATCGCAAATTACAAACTGATTCTCACGTGACGATCGCACCTTATACAGTCACGACCGTTAGAGGTGCTGAAAATGGCGGAGATACCCCACTTCACCGTGTACACTGGGATCGTGTCATCCTCGATGAAGCCCACGAGATTCGAAACAAAACTTCAAAAACATTCAAAAGTGTATGTCGTTTGATGACAGATATTAAATGGATTGTCACGGGTACACCTGTTTTCAATTCAATGGAAGATTTCGTTTCTTTGTGTACCTTTTTGGGTCTTCCCAAAACTTTCGTTCAAGGCAGAACCAAGGATATCAAGGATATTTACATTCTCCGACGAACCAAAGAAGATTTGGCTAAAATCAACGAACGTCTTCGTCTTCCACCTTGTATTTTTGAAAATGTGGAACTTGAAATGTTTCCAGAAGAAAAATCGTTATACGAGTGTGTTTTTTTGGAAGCGCAGAATACGATTCGAGACGCGTTTAAAACTGCGCAAAGTATTAACTCTAAAAATATGATCATATTGGAATGTCTTCTTCGAGCAAGACAATGTATGATTTACCCTCAGATGTATCTTGATGGTGTGGCTAAAAAAAATGAAGTCGTACCGGAAAAGTTCACTGGGCGAATGAAAAAAATGGAAACCCTCTTGAGATTGATCCAAGAGCACCCCGATGAAAAAACACTGATATTTTGTCAGTTTAAGGCTGAGATGAATTATATCCAAACTCAGTTGAAGTGTCCCGTCTTTCGGATAGATGGATCCGTTTCAAAAGATGATAGGGTGAGGCAAATATCAGAATTTAAGGCTGCACCCCAGGGAGCTGTTTTCATAATTCAGATCAAAAGTGGAGGACAAGGTTTAAACTTACAGGATGCGACACGTGTCTACATAACCGCCCCAGCTTGGAATCCTGCGACAGAACTTCAAGCTGTTGGTAGAAGTCATCGAACAGGGCAGACTAAAAAAGTATACGTAAAAAAAATGATTTATAAGGAATGTCCACGTTTCATCAGTGTCGAGGAAGAGATGATGTCTCTCCAGGGGCATAAATCAATCGTGTGTGCGGAAGTGCTTAACGATGATCGAATCGAGAATCAAATACCAGTAAAGAGGGTATCCAGTAAAATTTCAATTCTTGACATCCGAAAAATTTTCCGCGCTTAATATAAATGTATACAGAAGCAACTGGTTCTCGCGCGGAAGTTTTTCACGGTGGCGCCATGCACACACCGGGTGGTCTCGTTAAGGGTGATCTCGTTCAGGACAAGTACGGTAATATCAAGAGTAAGGCTGCCGTCGCTGCGGCCAAGAAGCGTATGAAGAAGGAGGGTGCTTCTTCTATGGTCAAGGTTTTCAAGCCCGCCAAGAAGGGTGACTTCAAGCTCGTCCCCAAGAAGGGAACCAAGAAGTACAAGACCCTCATCAAAAAAATGTAAGAATAGTATAAGAATGACCCTTTCTAAGTGGGATGATGCTGTTCGTATAGCTAAAATAAAAATGGATATAGATCCCAATAGTTTTACCGTGATTAAGGGTAAACTACTGAGGGAGGCTCAGATGATTTATCATTTTTTAATATCAGATCAAAAATCTAAAGTATAAATTGGAATCCTTTTAGTTGTTGTGGTTCGTATACCACGAGTTGATGTAATTTCCAAGTCACACCGAACTTCCTGTTCAAGAAATACACTGTACCTATCTCTACGATAGCTACACCCGAGTTTCTTGAATAAAGTTTATCTTCAGCGGAAGTATTTATACTCTTTCGTTCACTGTTAAAAACACCGGCTTTTATGTGTCCGTCTGGAGTTGTGTCAACTTTTACTCTAAACTTTGGATCATGTCCAACAGAGTGTTTTATATTAGAATTATACATAGGTAAAAGTTCGTCGTATGACATGTGCTTTCCAAAAATATCGACACTCTGATTACTCACCTCTTCGATTATATTTTTCTCAGTTGCCTCTATAGTATCATGAAATTGTTTGACGTAGTTGTCCTCCTCGTCGTAACCTTTCATAGAAAAATCCAAATTCCATTTGGTTGGACCGACTTGTGGGACAAATCCTGATACACCGAACGGCATATACATCCTCGGTGTTTGAACTCTCATAGGTTTACCTTCGGGAGAACTGATACATATCTTTCTTCCATCGTACTTGAGAATGTTCAAGTCTTTTAATGTATGAAATTTTGCCATCTAAATAGTAATGTACCCTAAGCTTTAAGCTGAACATGCAGTACATTCAGCTTCAAGACTAAATTGGATTGGTCGAGCTTTCGCCTTACTCCGTAAATAATACATCCCCGTTTTAAGACCAGATTTCCACGCGTACATGTGCATAGAAGAAAGTTTAGACAATGTTGGGCTTTCCATAAAAAGATTCATAGATTGTGACTGGTCAATGAAATGTCCGCGATCTGCCGCCATGTCAATAATACATTTTTGACTAATTTCCCATACAGTTTTGTAAAGAGTCTTGATATCATCGGGGATATCAACGATAGTTTGAATCGAACCACCAGCCTTTACCATGAGATCTTTCATTTCCTTAGACCAGAGACCGCGTTCTTTTAGAGCATTTACCAGATGATTATTTACGACAACAAATTCACCGGCGAGTGTACGACGCAAATAGATGTTAGTCGTGTAAGGTTCGAAACACTCATTATTACCCAAAATCTGGGCAGTGGACGCTGTTGGCATGGGGGCGAGAAGGAGGCTGTTCTTCAGACCCTTAGTCTTTACACGTTCTCTCATCGCGTCCCAGTCGTAGCGACCACTGAATTTGGTTTCACCTTCCCACATATCTGGTTGAAGAATACCCTGTGATGCCGGGGATCCCTCAAAAGTCTCGTACGAACCATCTACCTCGGCGAGTTCTGAGCTGGCCTCGAGAGCTGCGTGATAGATAGTCTCGAATATATGCGCATTCATAAGACGAGATTCCTCACAGTCAAATTGAAGACCGCATAGAATGAAAACATCTGCGAGCCCCTGAACACCGAGACCAATTGGGCGATGCTTCATGTTAGAGCGACGAGCAGATTCAACTGGGTAAAAATTACGGTCGATAACTCGATTCAAGTTCTTAGTGACAGTCTTCGTGACTTCGTGAAGTTTATCGTAATCAAATGTTTTTGACTCCCTGTTCACATACTTTGGAAGTGCGATAGAAGCCAGGTTGCATACAGCCGTTTCATCCTTATCCGTATATTCGAGAATCTCCGTGCAAAGATTGGAACTCTTAATAACGCCTAGGTTCTTCTGGTTGCTCTTAGAATTACACGCATCCTTATAGAGCATGTATGGTGTTCCAGTCTCGGTTTGACTTTTAATAATAGCCTTCCATACTTCCGAAGCGGGAACAGTTGCGTTGGCTAGACCCGCCTCTTCATACTCGGTGTAAAGTTTTTCAAACTCTTCACCGTACACGTCGGAAAGTCCCTTGGCCCTATCAGGGCAGAAAAGAGACCAATCACCTCCTTGCTCGACTCGTTTCATAAACAAATCTGGTATCCACATCGCGGTGAATAGATCCCTGCAACGAGCTTCCTCGTCGCCTTGGTTAAGCCGAAGTTCCAAGAAATCCATAACATCAGCGTGCCAAGGTTCGAGATACATAGCGAATGATCCCTTTCTACGACCTGCCTGATTGACGTATCGCGCGGTTGCGTTAAACACACGAAGCATGGGAATAATACCATCTGACTGACCATTTGTACCTTTGATACGAGATTTATTGGCTCGGATATCATGAATATGTAAACCGATACCACCAGCCCACTTTGAAATTTGAGCACACTCCGTCAAAGTTTCGTAAATGCCGTTGATTGAATCTTCCTTATTAGCAATCAGGAAACATGATGACATTTGTGGACGGGGAGTTCCCGAGTTAAATAGGGTTGGAGTTGCGTGGATAAACATACCCTGACTCATCTTATCATAAGTTTCGAGTACGGCTTGAATGTCCTTACCGTGAATACCGATGGATACGCGCATGAACAAATATTGGGGAGTTTCCATGAGTTTTCCTTCGTATTTCTGAAGATAGCTCTTTTCGAGTGTCTTTAATCCGAAATATCCAAATTCAAAGTCTCTATTCGTGATAATTTGATCTTTTACTTGTTGTGCGATTTCAGCTACTTCTTCTGTGACTATATCAGATTTGTATAACTTTTTCATCGCGATATGAAAATTATTCGGGGCTATTTTTTGAATGTTGCTGGCTATTATACGCGTTGCGAGTATTTCGTAATCTGGATCACGAGTAATCAGCCCGATACAAATTTCAGCTGAGAGAGTGTCTATCTCCTGTGTTGTTATACCGTCATGTATACTGGAAAATACCTGCTGAGCTATCATTGACGCGTCTACACCCTTAGAAATATCATAAGGGTCGTGGGTTAGTTTGGAGATCCTGTTGGTGACCTTATCAAATTTGACGTCTTCAACACGACCGGACCTTTTGATTACTTTCATTATATTGCTAGTACTATCTAATCTTTTAATTACATTTGAAATCGACACTCCGGACTGGGACTGGACCCACCGTTTCGGCGTATCGATTGGGAGCTAAGAACGAGGTGTTCACATTGAAGGGGCCAGCCACGCCGGGTTTGGATACAGGAGGATAAGACGCGATGAAGCAATTGGGGGCCTCACACACAGGCTTTTCATAATTGCATGGTTTGGTATTGTAAGCTTCGTCAAAGTCAGCGATGTTCAACATTTAATATCTACATAGACTTTTTTTCCTGGAATATATTAAATGTGTGATAGACTTCATCTGAATTCAATTCAACAGACTAAAACTCCTCTCAATAGTTTATTCTTCTCGGAGTTCAATGTCAATATTCTCCAGCGTGCGATACGTCAATCTTTCAAGAATGACACAGGCATTTCCATAGACTACCAAAATTCAAGTGATATTTTTGCCATCATGCGATCCGTGTTCATAAACAACGCTGGGGATCATAATAGTCGTGTAAACGAACAGGTTAAGAAGATGAACCAGATCGTCATCAATACCGCGAGCCAGCAAATTCGTTCTGGTGTCGCATCGTATCTAGGCTATATTAAGGATATTGATAGCGTAGCTATACCTCCTAACTTACCCCAGAACACGAGCACGTACGGAAGAAAAATGGAAAAGAGTCAACAGATTGGAATTTAAAGAATTGACCCGGAATATATACAAGGACAATGTCGCTTAATTATTATAAAGATGAGACTGAAAAGATATGCAAATCCAAGGGGTGGGATAGGGCGGAAATAAATACAGTCTGGCTACTATTAACTGAAGAATTTGGAGAATTGGCGTCGGCTATACGTCAATATAAGCGAACATTCAAGAAGATGCATGTTAAAAAAGAGAAAGGTGTCGACATAATGATGGAAATGGGCGACGTATTCTCTTATCTGTTTCAACTTGCTCACATGTTAAACATAGATTTAGATAAAATGTGGCTTGAACATGGTAAAAAGATGACACATAAAAAATATATATCAGGTTAATATATAACATGAGTAGTTCTATGCTCAATGACGAAGATACCATTAATAACATAAACCCATTCGTAGTTAATGATTTTTCTTTACCAGGAGCTAAAGGTGAAAGGAGGAACTTTTCAAAGTTCAAGTCTGAAGGTGAGATCATCATGCAAGACATAAAAGAAGAGTCTCCCATGTGCGATAGCATTTCTTCTAGTGGTTGGGGAGCTGTCGAAATGTGTAGTGGTATGAAAAATCCTTGTACGTTATCTAGACCCCTTATTCCAGGAAGAAATATAGATATCGGGTTTACGGATCAAGTTGGAAAGAAATACACCGAAAAGAAAAAGGAGAAAAAAGTTAACATAATTGCATCTGTATTTATTCTATCGATTCTTCTATTAATTTTAAGACGTTATAAAGTTTTATAAGCTTCCAAGTACTTCTACAATATTTTATGATGTAAGGGATGGTTGTTTCGCATACACATCTCGCGAACTTTCGTTGCCATGCATGCTTTACGTTAATATATGGTGGGATAAACGTTGGATCCAAGATTTTTGAAGTATTCATAATACGAAGTATAGAGTAAATGTTATTGTTTTCACACATAACATTATCCAATGCGATCAATGTCATTTCGCGTATGACATCGATCGTTTTCTCAATTTTATCATCAAGAAATTCTTCATACGGAATAGATTCCTTTTTCGATACGAAATCATGCCATCCACCTATAGCCTCAGCTTTAAAACATGCAGTCGAATTACAATATCCTAGACCACTCACATATCTAGAATATTTGAGTTCTATGTTACAATCCCCGTTTCGGTCTATGAAAGTATGAGCCTCCTTAATGAAGGAAGGCATATGTATTGTCTACTTTATATTAAAATTTCTTCTCTAAATCCCTTTTTACTTTTATAAATTTCAATTTAAAGAAAATGGATACCTAAGTCCTTAAAATGTTGTTTAAAAAGTTATGTTTTCTTCTATCTCGAATAACACGTTCTCGTACATCCTGACGGTAGATGAATTTAGGAACAAGATTCCTGAACGAATCCGCCCGTCATGGATTAAGCTCACGACTATAACGATGGTGTCGTCATTTTCAAAACCTGTGGACGTTGCTAGGATAAGAAAAGCCTTTGAAAAAAGTGATGTTATCTTACATAAAAATGATATCAACGCTAAGGGGATCGTCTGGAAATTGAAACCAACCTCGTTTTACAATCAGATAACTTTAACGTATGAAGATGTATACAGTACCAAGTCGGTAAAAATATTTCCAAATGGGAGTATTCAGGTTGCGGGTTGTAATGATGTCGTGAACTGTAAACATATAATCAAGAGTCTCGGATATATGTTAAAACTATTCGACCCCGAACTTGAACCACTCGACAAGTCTTTTAGGGTTGTGATGATTAATTCAAATTTTAGTTTGAATTATAACATCAATCTCATGAAAACTGCTTCACATTTTGAAAAATACAGGGATTTATTTAAAGTATCTTTTGAACCTGACAGGTACTCCGCGGTGAAAATAAAATTTAAACCTTCAGAGGATATGAAGGAGATTACTACCAGTATTTTCAGTACAGGTAAAATCATTATAACGGGAGCGGAAACGTTGAAAGAGATTGCCTTTGCTTATAACATAATCAATCAACATATCAACGATGAGGGGTCTATTCGGGTTTCTAAAACTGAGACTGAGGACATGTTCAACATATTCTCAGGGTACGATGTCTATGAATCTGTTAAAAAAATTAAATCATTAGGATATTCATCTTGGATGAATACGATCGAGAATAGACAAATTAATTTCTAATTGTAATATAAATGTCTCAACGTTTAGGAATGGCTGATGGCCGTTGTTTCACGGTTTCTAACTCGTCTAAATTATTTGATAACTACGTTATGGAAAAAAATGGTATTTCTTACGAAGATAACTACAAGTACCGCCAACTTCTCCAAAAGCAGGGTCCCGCCGCTTTCAAAAAGGTTTTAAATGAAACCAACGACAAATGTGGTTATTGCGATAGCAACATAAACATGTCTAAAATATACTGAGTAAAATAGCCAAATTTAAAGTCCTTATAACGTACAGGGATGACAACATGTGCCATATGCCTCAATACAGTGAGAGAAACAAGACAAAATAAACCAATCAGGTGCGGTCATTTGTTTCACTCACACTGTATAGAGAAGTGGAAAGAACGGGGCAATCAAACTTGCCCCGTGTGTAGAAAAATTTTCGATGGTGAAAATTTTAAAGTGCAAGTTACGATACGTAACATGTTGCACGAACGAACGAGCAATCTAATGGTGGGAGATGATTTCATCTTCGATGTATTAGATATATTTTTTGACGTATCAAACGTACCAGATATTGAAAGTTTACTTTCTGACTTTGGGATGAGTGTGTCCGACTTTGACACCGCCGTTTTTGATACAGAATGATCCACAATATTTATTATAATTCATACCTGGATATTTCCTACTCGTAGTCCTCGGATCTTTTATGAGTTTTCCCGTAGCTCCAGTCGTCAAAGGACCTGTTGCCCAACCGCGTTTATGGCTAAAAAATTCAGCTTTAAAGGTTATAACTTTACCAGGAAGCAGCACTTTAGCAGCACGCTTGATTCTCGTGACAGGAACTTTAAAGAACTTAGCGATAATTTCATGTGTATCGCCCCTTTTTATTTTATACTCAGTCTTGCTATGCTGTTTATAAAAATGAAAATCTCCATGACATAAAGTGCTCGTTGGTTTACACGTGGAAACAAACATCATGATTTTATAAAATGTGGGTTTACACTTTTTATCAGCCTTCTCAACGTACACCTTTTTAGGATTATCCGTCAAAACAAGTTTTGGTAATTTACCACAGTTTCTATATTTACTGAAAGCTGATGTATTTGTCCGTTCACCAGGCTGACTTTTTGACATTCTATATTTTTTGTAATCGTTCATCGCATACGCGTAACAATTATTATTACCCCTACCTACAGGCCCATCCCACCTCTTCATTGTAAAAATATGTTCAGATCCGTTTGGAGGGGGACTCTTTCTCATTATATTAACCTTCGAAAAAAAATATTCACGAATAATAAATGATCAAGGAACTCTTCAACACTCGCAAGGCTGCCGATATTATCACCGAGATTCTCATCTTTGTACTCGTGATTCTCATATCCACTTTCATCCTCCGTTTAACCTGGAACAACTCCCTCGTTAAGCATATAACCGTCCTCAAGAAGTTAGACACGTTCTTAGACGCGCTTCTACTCTCCATCTCCCTCGCCGTCATCCGTGGTATTTAAAACTCTTTAAATCCTACAACCTTTTCACCGGTAGGGCTAACGCTAGTAGGGAAAGCTTTCATTCCATCACATCCACCTTTGGAGCAGTCGATGAAGGTGTAAGGCTTTCCATTTTCCTTCATGTAATCAATCTGTTTACGAGTCCATCCACAACCCATGGTCCCGTAAATTTTCCACCCATTTCCAGATTCCTTCCTGGATGTTGCGGGTTGGAGGCAATATAAAATTATCACGACGATGAGGATTGCGGCAAATAAAGCTATCATTTACTAATTAAGTATAAAAAAATTACGCCATCATAATATATGCAAAATGAAAGACATCTCGTGGTCGAAGAACCCGATGGATCTGTGGCGATAGCTTTCAATGAAGAGGTTGCCGCACCTCCACCTCCACTTCCACCCCCCGAAATGTACGGGCCACGACCACGACGACGTTTAAGATTTTTAATAGAATATCACCCCGTCGTACGTGGTTTGTCGTATATTTTTATAATTTCATCTGGTATAAATTTGGCTCTTTTCATGGGAACAATAGATATTATCAATTTTGCGTTGATAGTATTTACGACGGGTGCTCTACATACTGAAGATTCAGCATCGATAGGAATTATAGTATTTCACGGTACGTGTGCGGGGCTCATGGTGGTACCATTTTGCGTACTTCGAATGTGGGAACAAGCTATTTACCAATTTTCAATTGCTATCATGTGTATCACCGCATTTAATACATGCACTCAAACATGTGAAGAAATACCAGAAGTTTAGAGACGTTCAATTCGAGCATTGGCACCACCCACATTGGGACGCGCCCTCATGTTATTCCTGAACTTTTTCCAATTTTCCTTATGAATCTTCATGCGTCTCTCGGTTGGCTGCTTTTTGTTGTTCAAGAGACTCTTCATATAATCTATCGCGGAACGCCTATAGGCATTTCTCGAGTTCATATTAATACCAGATACATTTACTTGCTTGGTTAGATACGCTTTCTCTAGTTGATTACGCCTAGAAAGTTTCCAGTTGCGAACCATGCGATCCTCTATATTTTTTACGTCTTTCAAGAAAGGTACACCAAGCTTTTTGTTTCTACTCTTGTTATTGAGTTTATTTATAGCTGTTTTAACATTTCGAACGTCCTGGTTTAAGTTCGGTTTGTATCTGTTCATCCATTTGGATCCATACAAGCTATTTAATCGTTTCTTGATCGATGTATCATTAATTTTCCTCCTTTCTACGGCGAGGGCACGATTTAAATTTTTGGCGATATTATTGTTTTCCTTCTTTTCATTTTTCTTTTTTTGGAGTAAGGCCTTGGGAGATAAGGGTTTGGGTTTGGGAGCTGCGGCTATGTTATTTCTAGCCTTTTGTATTTTACGACATATGATAGGAACCGTGTCCTTATCATTGACACTAACCTTCATCATCTTAGCGACACGCAAAAGCTCCTTTTTGGGTTTGCTCGTACACAATCTTCGCCCAACCTTGAACGTTTTGTTTGATCCGGGTAAAGGTATATTTTTGCCGGTGTTGGTGTTTTTAATGGATACCGACTTTTTACCAGTTATGTTAGATATCTTTTTACATATATCATTCTTTGTAGCCTTTTTGGTTCTACCATCGACACCCTTTATCCTAAAGTTAGTCACACCGAGTTTACGGGCGAGGTTCTTTAATTGTTCCGCGTTCATGGTTCGTTTACACTTAGCCATATCTACGTTAACAGCCTTGATTTCTTTATTATTGAGTGCCTTGTTTTTCGGCTTCGCTTTGGCTTTAGCTTTAGCCTTAGCCTTAGCTTTAGCCTTGATACCCTGGTTAAATTTGCCAGTAATAACTATTTTACCTTCGTTGTATAAAGTCTTAACGAACGTTTTAGCAAAGTCATACTTTTTAAGCATATCACCTGGATTTTGTACACCTAATATTTGTACATTTCCACTAATAGCTAAACTTAATTTAAAACCATTTCCTTCCAAATAAAGGAAAGGTGAAAGTTCGGGTTCGTAACTTCCAGAAATAAAGCCATACTTACGAGAATTGGATGTTATCTGTGTGAGACTCTCTGGTTTGAAATTACCATTAACCCTGAACTGACCACTTAAGTTATTGTACTTAAATGGATTGTAATAGAACGCCTCTTTGGTCGTATAGTTATCTACCACGAATCGTCGTATAATATCAGGTTGATTTGATATATCGGTTCCCAAGAAGCCACCCGAGAATCGAATCTTTCCATTTTTGTATACATTTACACTGAGCCCTTTAGTTTCACCCATGTCATTGGAGAGAATCATCTTAAATTGAGCTGAAACGTACATTATATTCATGTTTCCCTTGAGTCCAAACTTTCTAGTATGACTCACACCAGCCTTGTTCTGACCATAACGACCAATTATTTCTATGGTATCTATGTAAAGACCATTTCCTACCACGGTTTTAACTAAGGGTCGCTTGGAAAGAATCTTCTTTATATCCACGATCGTATCCTTTTGGTTAAAACCCGAATCGACGAGTGCGTTAAACATACCTGGATTAAGCTTACTTATCTCCAACCCTGAACTTGGTGCATCTGCGAATAATTCATTTATAGCTGTGGTGTCCTGTTCGAAATCTTCAAACTCACTCGTGTTAATATCAGCCTTTAACGCATTATTTAGCAACTTATTAGTGTTAACGTCGGCAAATTCATTCGCTAAGGGTGAATATTTGCGGTTACTTATCAAATTCTGTTGAAGACGTGGGGGAACTTGAGAACTCGGCGCCATCCTTCTAGAAGGAGGGGTTCTGAAATATTTTTGCCCTTCCATGGTACTGGTTTGTCGGCGCTCCCTAGCTTTTATAACTTCTTGGTTACGCATATACTTTTCCAACTCCCTGCTATAATTGTTATTGTTATTTGAGTCTGAACTTATGACATCTATGCCGGAACGCTTGACAAATTCCCTGGCCTGTAGGCTCATATTACTAAGAACTGAGATTTTTTTATAAATCACACCGAAACTAAGTGTAATGTATAAAAAATTACCGATAAGCTAAGCGACTGACGTCCTCGCGTTTCTATTTGCCTTTTGTCTGAGACCTCTACGGTTCAGGTTTTTCTTAAGTTGTGCTATAAGATTCGGGGGCATTGCGGGACCACGTGCTACTGGGCGCGCCATAGGACGCCTCATAGGTGGAGGTGGGGGTGGAGGTGGTGGTGGTGGAGCCCGTCTCACCACGGGACTTGATTTTTTTGTAGCGCATGCACACTTATTCTTAACGAGTTGTCTACACGTGCGCATAGTGGCGGCAGCTTGAGTTACGCGATTTTTCATTGCGGCTAAATTGCGCAAGTTAATCTCCTTTCGTAAAGCTTCGTTCGTCTTTTTTACGCGTTTACCTTGGTTATCTCGAGTTAAACGAATACCCTTTCCACGGGCTTTTGTTCTTATGTCAGCCATTTCTATATACCGATATTATAAATGATAAGCTAATAGCATGTCTGGATCATATTTTCCAAATTCCATATGAGCATTTTATGTCTGGGACTTTTTATACTTTCAAAATTTCCAAATATTTTAAGGATAAGATCATTATCGTCTACATTTTCCTTTGGGAAATTGTCATCTGTTTGTCGCATATATCTAATATAATCGGCTATGACATATACTATAGCATCTAGAAACTCTTCTTTGGCCATTTCAAGCCATGAATTTTCAGACGTACCCCACGTGGTTGTGTCGTCGTCTGCGCGTACACCGTGTCCATATTTTTGCATGCCAATGGTCAAACGCGCCTTTACTTCACCCAAAACAATCATATTATTAATTCGTCGCTAAACTTTAATTGTTATCTTTTGGTCTGAGAGACCTTAGATTATTTTTAGGTTTTTGTGTTTTCATAAGTGGAACGACTGGCGGTTTACTAAATACGATTTTAGGTTTTAGTATATCCATGACCTGTTATGGCATGATATTATTTTCATAGGAAGTTTGTCTTTCGTATGGAAATAGATATTTTATTAAAAATTTTTAAGCTAAATTACTCGTCGATCATACACTCATCCTCCTCCTCGTCAGCATCACCTTCAGAGTGGGCAGTCTCAATACCCTGGAAGGCGAAAGAGGGAAGCTTTTGGGATTGTTCACAAAGAACTTGGGAAAGGCGTACACTGACACCAAACTTGTTATCGATGAACCAAATCTGATTAAAATCAACAATGCACATACACTTTTGACCCTTCTCGATACCATCAACTGGGATGGATTTATGAGAAGAATCGTACGCTTCGGCGATGAATTCTCCAGAAGGCTTAGTCATGAGCTTGAGCTTCATGGTAGAAGCATAGTCTTCCTTACCTGGGCGAACCAGAGGCTTGTATAGAGCCTCCTTGATGACCTCGATGTTATACGACTTGCCGAGCCATTCCTTAGAGTTATCAGCAACTGTTTTGACGATACGCTCATCGAGTTGCTTGAGCTTTTCCATGAGCTCATTGCCCTGCTCATTATCACTGTCGAAAGATAGATCGAGAGAATAGGAAGTTTTATTGGTCGCCTCGTCTGTGAAAGCGCTCAGACCGAAAGGGGAACGCATGAAAGGGAGTTGAATGTAAAGTTTCTTGTTTTCTGGTGCGTTAATGTATACGGTCTTTCCACCGTTCTTGTTCTTCTTCATCTTGGAGAGAATTACGGTAGAGGGTTCAAAGTGGTCATAACGCTGAATAATGTTGGCCATTGTCGGTTGCTTATATCTTCTATAGGAGATGAATCTTTAAGCAACATTTTTTTTCATATTATAAATAAAGATGGTCAATGCTACCAAACTAAACATAATCATATTCACCATACTCGCAATAATCTTATCTGGACTTGGATACTATTTTTTTATAATGAAAAAGGATGATAAACCACCTTCAAAGAATTTGAAAACTGAATCCGCAGTAACCCCCGAGGAGATCGCCGCCGCGGAGGCCGCAGTGGCTGCCCAGGGCATCAAGGTCGGCGCGCTCGAGGCTGCCAAGGAGGCGGGTGACCCATCTGCCACCGACGAGGTCATCGCGGCGCAGATGACCATATTCAATGACCTCGTGATAACCGCCGACAAGCTCGCGGTTTCCCTCATCCCTGCGACGGGGGACAAGCAAAGGAAACGCAGGTTCCCCGAGAGATGGGGGCCCGAGCCGAAGATACAGACGAGTGATATGGTGGTACTACCAGGAGGGTACGGGTATGGTAGCAGTACCCTGGCTAACTGGATAAAATATAACATGGCAAAAGACGCTATGGGAAAGCCGATCGACCCGCCAAACTATCGCCCAGCGCCACCGCCGCGTGATGACCCCGGGGGCAGACCATTCGACCCCTGCTACGTTCCCCCGGGAACTGCGACGTTTCCAGAGTTCCGCGACAACTGTAAACGTCGGCAACGTGAAGAGCGGCAACGTCGCTGTGAAGAACTCATGAGGACTGTGGGACGCGACCCATCCGCTTGCAAAGAGGTGGTCCTCTTTTAAGCACCCGAAACGTTTTAATATATTTTTTTCTCGTATTACATTAACAAATATAATGGGTCTTTTCAAAGATTGTGGATGTGGATGTGATGGTAAAAAGCAGGAGAAAAAGTTACTCATTTCTATCATGGCCGGTCTATTATTCTTTATAATAGCGAACCCCGATACATTTCGTCTCATGAGGCGCATACTTGGAAATTGGGTAGCCGGACCTAACGGATGCCCTACTACCAAGGGCCTCATGTTACACACCGTAGTTTACATTCTGATCAGTTGGGGTATGATGAACGTAAACAATGAAGCGTATACAATCCCAATTATGGGGGGTATGAAACAGCCCGAGTCTGAGCCCAAGCCCGAACCCAGGCCAGAACTTAAGCCTATGCCTAAGATGAAGTCATTACCCGAAAGGCCAGTTCGTATGGCTGACATGCCAACGCCTACTCCCGGTAAAATGGATATTGTCGGTTTTACTGATAGTGGGGCGTCTTTCGGTCATATGGATATAAACGAAGGTATTGATTTACCTGCGCGCATGAGCAACAAGGAGTCTACTTCTTGCGCATGCACAGATGGTAGTGAAGTCACTATTTCTCGTTAAAATTCTTCGTCGAATGCGAGTTCGGTAGTTTCATCGATCTTACCGTAATCACCTACACGTTTTTCAAAAAAATTAGTCTTACCATCTAGGGAAATATTTTCCATAAAATCAAAGGGATTTTGAGTGTTCCAGATTTTATTGAACCCCGCTTGCTTTAACATACGATCAGATACGTATTCGATATAATTCGACATCTTATCAGAATTCATACCAATTAAACTACACGGCAAAGCTTCGATTATGAAAGATTTTTCAATTTCTACGGCTTCACGGACTATATCGTAAACGATATCCTGGTTAGGTTTATTTTTCAACATCTTAAAAAGTTCTATGGCAAACTCGAGATGTAATCCTTCATCCCTACTTATGAGTTCGTTGCTAAAACAAAGACCCGGTAACATTCCACGTTTCTTGAGCCAGAATATAGCACAAAAACTCCCGGAAAAGAAAATACCTTCAACACACGCGAAAGCTAAAAGGCGCTCACAAAATGGTCTATCCTTGTCAAACCATTTCATAGCCCAATCAGCTTTGCTTTTTATGGATGGGATGGTTGTTATGGCTTCAAAAAGCTTTCTTTTTTCAGCTGAATCTTTTATATATTTGTCTATCAGTTTGCTATACGTTTCTCCATGTATCATCTCATTGTGACACTGATATGCATAGAAAGAACGAGCTTCGGTAATTTGAACTTCGTCGGCAAAATTATTATTTAAATTTTCAAAAACAATACCGTCCGATCCCGCAAAAAATGCCAGGACGTATTTTATGAAATGGCGTTCGTTTTCACTCAAGTTTTTCCAATCGTCCATGTCCTTCGATACATCAACTTCTTCGGCTGTCCAGTTAGACATTTGCGCCTTTTTATACAGGGCCCATAGATTATCATGTTCTATCGGGAAAATGGTAAACCTACTCATAGTAGGTAAAAGCATTGGCTCCGCTTCTTCTATGAATTCTTCAAATTTAAAATAATCACCCACGAGAGATCCATTAACGAATACTTGTGGGTACGTGGATGCTCCAACCCCGCAACGTTTTTTCAGGGTTTCTTTATCTACAATCGTTTTAGAGTACTCCAAATTAAGGTTTTTACATAAAGATTCAGCGTGTTCGCAATATTTACAATCCGCTTTAGAAAGAATTTCCACTCCCATACCGTGTGTTAATAGCTGTAAATATTTTTTGTCTGAAATCTTTAGATATGATTGTATTTTCGGAAATTCAGCCTGGTGATTTAGTAAAAATTTTTGTGAATGAGGATGGTGTTGAGGATGAAATGTATGGTGTTGTTGGTATGAATACTGGATCGACGTTAGGTATTAAGTATCTCAATGCGACAGAATCCTTTTACAAGTCGGCGTGTGTGTATAAGATGAATGAAGAGATGTTGCCCGCTCCGTATGAAAGTGTCATGGAACATCACACGGGGGAAGCCACTTTTGAAGATATTGAAATGAAACGTCTAGGTGACGATATGTACGCATACTACAGCGAGATAGATGTAGAAGATGAAGATAGTTATATATATGATCAAACTGATGAAGATACAGACTTGGAAGGTTTCGTCGTTTCTGATAGCGAAATAGATGGCAACGTGTCTTTACCACCCGACCATGAACTTGTAGATAAAGAATGGGACGAGTGGAAGCCTTCCAGCCCAGGATCTTTGAAATTCAAGGAACTGATTAATAAAATTGAAGAACGTACTAAAAATCAAGTAGATAATGTGAATTTTTAACTTAAGTGCGGAAAAAAGCTAGATAAATTTAATAATACATCGTAATGGATACAGAAATACTGGCTACTATTTGGGCTGATCTTGATCGCCTTAAACAAAAACCAACAATCAAGCCAGTTGATAATAGATTATGCAGTTCCTGCTCAGGAACTAAGATATTGACACGTGAAGGGATGGTATGTTCCGAATGTGGTATAGTTGATTCTATTTATATAGATGATACTGCTGAGTGGACGAGTGGTGTCACCGACGATGGACGTGTAAACGATCCAGCTAGGTGTACGGTACCCGTCGCAAATCAGGAACTCTTTTCCTACGCGTGGGGTAAAGGGACGTTGATATCAACAAAAGGGAGACCATCATATGAATTGAAAAGAATGGCCAAAATAAATTTTCATAGCTCTATGAATCATAAAGATCGTTCATTGTACCATGCGTACAAAGACATTGATGAAGCTTGTGTATCTTTACCAGATTGTATTCTTAGGGATGCAAAAACATTTTATAAAAAATTCAACGAATCTAAGCTTACGCGTGGAGCTGTTCGATCGGGTATAAAAGCTAATTGTGTTTTATATGCTTGTAGAATCGCACAGGTCCCTCGTACAACGAAAGATATCGCGAACATGTTTGGTATTCAGAGTAAGGATATAAGTCGCACGGCTCAGATTTTTAAAGATACGATCAAAGATGAGGCTACTGATAAAAATTACGTTACAAAGCCATATAACGTCATGCAACGTTTATTGAATTCATTTGAGGTCTCTCGCGAAGAAAGGCTTGCGTGTAATAAAATGTGTACAGCCTTGGAGGAATGTGTAGAGTTGATGAGTAAATCTCCTAATAGTGTGGCCACTGCCATTATTTTTATGGTATTGGAAAAGAAGTACTCAAAGAGTATTATTTCCGATAAATGTTCAGTATCCATTCCCACACTTAATAAGATTATACTCATAGTTAAACGTTATTTAGAGGATAAAGTGTAATATTAATGTAGTATGACTAAACTATTTTTAAGTACCCCTTGCTATGGGGGTATGTGCTTGGAAAAGTACATGTCGAGTATTATTAACCTTCAGATTCTTTTAATGAAAGAAGGTATTCAGTTAATGTTAGACACGACTGAGAACGAAAGTTTGGTTCATCGTGCTCGAAATGTATCCATAGGTAGATTTATGCAAAAAACAGACGCCGATTATTTTATGTTTATAGATGCGGATGTACACTTTGATCCAGTATCCGTGGTTCGCCTTATAAAATCTGGACACGACGTATCCGTTGCTATTTATCCTAAAAAGGTTGTCATGTGGGATCAAGTGAAAGAAGGTATTGAAAATGGAGACGAGCGTGATATGAACATGATGTCCGCCAGCTTGGTCGCTAACATAGGCGCTAAGCGACGTTCCGTAGTTAATGGATTTGTTGAAGTGTTGGATGGACCCACGGGATTTATGATGATTTCTAGAGAAGCTCTCACCAGAATGCACGAGCATTATGGGTCTACTCTTAATTGTAAAAACGATCACCAAAATAGAGACTTTGATGAATATTGCGCTTTATTTGATTGTATGATAGACCCAGAGTCTAGAAGGTATTTATCCGAAGATTACGCTTTCTGTCGCCGATGGCAACAGATGGATGGTCAAATTTTCGCAGATTGTCAAACATCATTGGGGCATGTGGGTAATCTCCCTTTTACTGGATCTCTAGATGAAAGGCTTAAGGCTTAGAAACTATAATTTCTCATGAACATTGCTACTATCATAACAACTCGTGGTAAGTCTTGCCACGTAAAGACTCTTCATGCTATTCTTCAGTTAAATATTAGGTGTATTCAAAAGGGATATTCGAACAAACTTATTTTTGTGAATGATGACCCCTTTGAAAAGTCTGACATGATAAGCAATTGTATTAAATCTTTTGATAGGATATTCTTTATAGACTTTGGTGTGGGGATAGACCCTGGATCACTCGATAAAGTAGTAGAAGAGTATACGGGGTTAGACGTCCTCGTATTTCCAGGTGTCAATGAAGGGATCGATTGGGAAATGTTTAAAGAAAAAGTCCAATCTAAATCGTCTGAACCGACTAATCAGATGGGTCTAAACTTCGATACCGACGTAGGCCCTAAAATTTCAGAGAGTATGTATAAAGTCAACGAATCTTCTGCTAGGGCTTGGATGATGATTTGTAAAAATGTATACAAATGTGTGAAAGATAAGAGAACCGGAAATCATAAAATTTACCCTAAGTCGAACGTCATGTTTGAAAAATTAAAAGAATCTGGTGCGAGAATTATCGCATTCACCGGTGCTCGACTAACATTTACATACACCCACGAGTGCATAAGTAATTTACTCAACTCAGCCGGTGTTAAAGCAACTTAAAGATTAACCCTAAAATATAAGATATAATGCAACGTCTATCTGTAAATAGAGACGATCCTCTTTACACATATGCGATTTCGTTCATGGAACGTGCATGGAAAGTAAAAGGGTTTTTTCCGGGGGCTCAGCCAGTGTCTATAGAATACAGACACTTTGATATATTGAGTTCAAACGAGTATCTCGTGTGTGAAAAAACTGACGGTTTACGATTCATGTTATTGGCCTTCATGTACAACAACAAAAAGACGTGCGTTTTGATTAATCGAGCACTCGACGTCTACACATGCCCTTTAAATTTTCGTAAACCTATATACGACGGAACCATAATCGAAGGTGAATTGTATAAAGATACATTCATGGCATACGATTGTATGATGGTTCGAGGTTCAAAAATTGGAGAAAATGATATGATCGATCGATTAAAACATATGGAAGAACTGCAAAAAATGTTAACCGTGCTAAAATACGATCCCATAAAATTCAAAATTAAAACGTTCCACGTGATGGCAGAATTTGAAAAGTTCATGAACGAATATTTACCAACGGTTGAACAGGAAATTGATGGATTGATTTTCACACCAGTTAAAGACCCAGTTCAAAAGGGTACCCACGAAACCATGTTCAAATGGAAACCAAAGGATAAGAATACGATCGATTTTCAATTTAAACGAAAGGGTGATACGTGGAAACTGTACGTACAAGAAAGGGGAAAACTTATGTTTGAATCCGAGATCCACACCTATCAAGTTCCCGAACATATAGATGTTCAAGAAGATTCCATTATCGAGTGTCAATACATGTTGAACGATAGTCCAATGTGGTGGAAGCCTATTATGCGGAGGTATGATAAAACCTTTCCGAATAGTAGGAGAACTTTTTATAGGACACTGGTCAACATAAAAGAAGGTATAATTATGAGCGACTTTTTAAAATGTACATGAGTACGTGGTGTGGCGCCTTTTCTTTGAAGTCGAGTTTAGTAACGATTTCATCATCTTGCATGAACCAATTATCAGATAGTTTAATCATAGAATTGTAATGACCACCAAACTGATTTCCGTGATGCAAAATACTCCCACAAAGTTCGTAATTATTTATTTCATCTGCCACAACGTCTACCTTTTTGTCGAATGAAATAAATAACACCTTAGGATACTCCGATATAACATCACGCGTCGTCGATACGTTATGTACAACCCCGGCGTTATCTACGTAATTATCAAGAACATTCCATTTTTCAGAGGTTGACATCATTTCACTCACTTTAGGCTTATCTCCGTTAAGAAGTAAAACAGAAAATGGTTCGTCTAGTGTCGTGGTTCCCGAGGGGCATATAGTAGTTTGCGTTTTTTTACCGTACACGAGCGTTTTTGTAAACGGGTACGTTTGCTCGAGTATGTCGATTATACAAAATAGAGCATCTTGAGAGTCGTGTGGGTACAGGGATTTGAATCTGGGAAATTTCTCTTGAAACGTGTGAAGTAAAGGTTCAATGTTAATTTTAAGAAAGTTTTCTTTATTGAAATAAATACCTACAAGTTCTTTATAGAGTTTAGTGAATGTGCATTCTTTTTCATAATTATTTCGTAAAATATGTGAGGAGAGATCGTGTATTCTCAACACACATTGTAGAGCTGAGTTAAAATAACACGTGTTTCCATTATTATAGAAACCGTGCATTACTTTGTATATAGTTTAATCTTTAAATTGTCATATTACTTTGCGTTTCCTAAAATACTAATAACGTCTTTCACTTTATGGAGTATGTTGAACAGCTCATCCTTGGTTTGAACTCTAACAGGATCGACAATTTCCAGTTCGATCTGGTAGGTGACAGGATCTTCTGCGTCCATATCATGCATGTCTCCCGTACACTTAGTCATATCGATAGAAAGATTCTTACGAATAAACGATACACGTGTCTTTGTCTTCTTCTTGTCCATCTCACGATCTTGTAGATCTTGAATGGGTAATTCCTTAGAAATACTTATACGTAAATCATAAGGTGAATTTTTGAGCCTTTTGAAATCTTCATTCTTCACACGTTCCTTTTTTATGATGGTTTCATCACCTGTATTATCATCTACGGTGATTCGAGTGTTGTCGCGTTCTCTATAAAATACCTCTTGATCGGACAACACAACTTGTTCCCATTGATTATACTTTTGGAGACCGGTCATGACTTTATCAAAGTTATCTTTACCGACATTTGTGTCGAACATTTTTCCGTTAAATTTTCCGAGACGCATTTCTATTTCGACATGTTCATCATTTTTGTGATTTTCAATTTGGTCGTGAATTTTGTCGAATACCTTGTGGATATCCATTTCTTTATTAAAAAGTACTATTTCTCTAAATGACTTAGGTTTTAATCCATCTCATCTATGACGGGACCCTTTTCTTCGGACTGCATAATCGGATCTACAAATTCCCTAAACTCTTTCTGTTGGTGTTCAATTTCATCTATTTCCGCGGATCTATTGTTATCTATCCACGCTATAGCTTCATTAACCTTTTCTTCTACGCGCACTTTATCTTCATCGCCTAGCTTATCTATCATACTCTTGACTCCAAAGACGTTAGCCTCGAAGTTATTGATCGCTTCCACCTTCACTCTATACTTATCATCTTCATCCTTGTACGTTTCTGCGTCATTAACCATACGCTCGATATCATCTTTCGAAAGGCGACCCTTATCGTTGGTGATGACGATCTTTTCACTCTTACCCGACGCTTTATCTTCCGCGGTGACGTTTAGAATTCCATTCGCGTCGATATCGAACGCTACGTTAATCTGTGGAACACCCCTGGGCGCGGAAGGAATACCACCCAAATCGAATTTACCGAGTAAATGGTTATCTTGCGCACGAGCGCGTTCACCTTCGTATACTTGGATAGTGACGGATGTTTGGTTATCAGAATATGTTGAAAAAATCTGTTCCTTCTTAGTTGGAATCGTTGTATTCCTATCCACAATTTTAGTCATGACACCTCCCGAGGTTTCCAGACCTAGGGAAACGGGTGCGACATCGAGTAGTAGAAGATCTTGAACGGTGCTGTTATCTACACCGGAAAGAATAGCCGCTTGTACGGCGGCTCCGTAAGCTACAGCTTCATCTGGATTGATTGATTTATTAAGTTCTTTACCATTGAAAAAACTGGAAAGCATCTGTTGAATTTTGGGAATCCGCGTAGAACCTCCTACGAGTACTACCTCATCAACCTTAGACTTATCCACTTTAGAATCGCGAAGGACTTGTTCCACGGGTTGCATACACTTTCGGAAAAGATCTATGTTTAGTTCTTCGAAACGAGCGCGAGTTATGGACGTGTAAAAATCTATACCATCATACAATGAATCAATTTCAATAGTCGTTTGAGCCGTAGATGAGAGAGTACGCTTCGCACGCTCACACGCGGTTCTAAGTCTACGTAAAGCTCTGGGGTTTCCGGAAAAATCTTTCTTATGCTTACGCTTAAATTCATCTAGGAAATGGCGCAAAAGACGCGCATCGAAATCTTCACCACCGAGATGTGTATCACCAGCGGTAGCTTTGACTTCGAAAATACCATCTTCTATGTTAAGAAGTGATACATCAAACGTACCTCCTCCGAGGTCGAATATGAGAACGTTCGTATCGTCATTCTTATTTTTATCCAACCCATACGCTATAGCAGCGGCTGTGGGCTCGTTAATAATACGAAGACAATTCATACCCGCGATGACCATCGCATCTTTCGTAGCCTGACGCTGTGAATCATTAAAATAGGCTGGAACTGTCACCACAGCATCTTTAACATCCGTTCCCATGTACATTTCGGCGATCTCCTTCATTTTCACCAGAACCATAGAAGAGATTTCTTCAGGTTCAAAACGTTTCTTATCACCCTTGAAATCAACCTCGATGATGGGTTTATCACCTTGACCGGAAACAACCTTAAACGGCCAATCTTTGATATCTTCCTGAACTTTGGAATCTGAAAATTTACGACCAATGAGACGTTTCGCATCGAAAACGGTGTTCGTCGGATTCATAGCTGTTTGATTTTTAGCTGAATCACCTACCAGGCGCTCACTGTCCGTAAACGCGACATAGGATGGAGTCGTCCGATTACCTTGATCATTCGCTATAATTTCGACGCGATCATTTTGCCAGACGCCGACACAAGAATACGTTGTTCCAAGATCAATACCAATTGCTTTAGACATTTATGTATCTTACACGAATGAATTCTCTAAATATTTTGCTACTATACTATAAGCGACGATGAACAAAAATTTTATCATCATATTATTTTTCGCCATGATCATCGTCGGTGTTGTTATATACACCAACTCTAAACATGAAAAAGATTCAGAGGATGATAAACCCGAGACCCTCGCATTTGAAGTCGTAGGTGTAACGGTATCTAAGACTGAGAATTACAAACCCTGGTTTACGGAAAGGTATACAGCGGATGAATACGTAGCTATGTCGCAAGGAGCCAAGTTCACGTATAAATTCAGAATAAACGGAGGCGTGGATCTACTCCAAAATCTTAGTATTACACGTAAACGTGCGGATGGGGGTTCCGATCAAATTGAAGAAGTACCAGAATCTGATTGGGTGAAGGCCCGGGATATCGATGTAGATTTTTCAGTACAAGCGGGTGAAAACGCTAAAGGTGAACACGAGTTTTCTATAAACTACACAACCCCGGATGATAATGTGACTAGAAATAGACCTCATACAATTAATATTACAGAAAATCTATTATCTGTAAAATTGGAGAGTGGAGGGTCAGAAGAATTAGAAATGGTTCCCGTAGAAACGGGTGATATAAACGTTGCCTTTTCAGCAGAAAGGGAAGAAATATATATTTATGATTCTGAAAAAGTTGTAAATTTTAATGCAGAGGGTTCCGTGTATATGTCCCCCGTAGAGGGTACAAATGGTAAAGGTTTTAAACTAGAAGGTGATACGGGTCAGCTGCTACCCGATACACTTTATAGAGTAAAATATAGAGGAGGATATTTATTGGCACTTTCTGAAAATGCTAATTTTACAGATACCGAATATTTAAGCACAGATAAATCCAAAAAGAAGTTTACGGATGGTGAAGTAAACAATAAATTATTCTATATAACAGCAGATGCAAATTCGGCGACCGCTGCGGACAATTTTTTTTTGGATCTAGCTGAAAACGTGGGAAGTTCTGCTCCTGCTCCGGAGGCTTGTTCGGGACCATTAACTATTGGTGACACTATATCAAATGGGAGTTGGCTCACGCAGCGCAAATACTTGCTCGTTATGGGTGGGTATATATTCGGGGTTAAGGCAAAAACAGATATCAGGATAAAATGTATATCCTGTTTGTCGAAGCATACTGACCCGGACGGGCAAACCAAAGAAACGGATGACGGGAGAGTAGCCATGTATCGTCTGAAGCCTGGTCGCTCGCGACTTAGAAGTTGGTGCTCGGATTCCTTTTGGTCGTGCCGCAATGACCCTAACGCTAAGCCGACCAACAACACTATAAACTCAAACGAAGAAGATTGGACCTTTATTGGGGAAGCATTACCTTCAGGTGGTAATTGGTCAGATACAACATTAAGTGTTTCTGAAGACGTATCTGCTGGAGAAACAGCTTATTTTTATATAAACTCGATGATGGAGGATGGGTACATGACGGCCAAATTCAAGAGTAACTATGACAGAGGTGCTGTATATAGTGATGAACAATGTGAATTAGGATGGGGTTTTGGAGTATACGGTGGAAGTGAGTCTGAAGGAAACCTAGGGAAACCATTTTTAGAAAAATATGAAAATTTTTGGTTTGATCCCGAATGGTTGAGAATTTCATACCAAAAGATGTCATAAACTTTTGCGCTATGACGCCTTTAAATGCAGATTAAATAAATTATTTTACTACTATAAGCGACGATGAATGAAAAATATGTGATCGTACTATTTTTCGCCATGATCATCATCGGCATTGTTATATACATAACTACTTCTAATAAGAAAAAGAAAAAGAAAGATTCAGGAGATGGTGAACCAAAGACCCCTACATTTGAAGTCATGCGTGTACAATTATCCAAGACTGAGAGTTACAAACCTTGGTTTACGGAAAGGTATACAGCGGGTGATTTTATTGCCATGTCAGTGGGAACTAGTTTTAAGTATTCAATGAAGATAACAGGAGGATCTGAAGTTCTAACTGCGCTTAGTATTACACGTAAACGAGCGGATGAAGGTGAGGATCAAACGATCGCCGTGCCGAGTGAGAAATGGGAAAATAATGAAGGTATAGAATTAACGTTTCAATCGTTGGAGGGTGAAAATGTCAAGGGAACTCACAATTTTTCTATAAATTATACAACTCCAGAAAAAAGTGATACCGGAACCCAGGCAGAGGTCGCAGTATCAAAATCGGATCTTTCTGTAGGGTTAGACCAGTCCGGTGGGGAACTCGATTTAGTTTTACAATCTATGGGAATGGATATACCATCAGCTGAAGCCACTACAAATAAGAAACATGTGTATATTTATGATCACGAAGGTCGGCTTAATTTTGGAATCGAAAATAAAATTTATATGTCTCCATTTGGTACCGATGGTAAGGCATTTAAGCTTGAAGGTACCGAAATTACCGATCCACTTTATAGAATAAAACATAAAGAAGGTGCCGACGGCGCTAAGCTTTACCTTTTATCAAAAAGTTCGACTGCGGATTATGAGAATACAGAATATTTAGACAAAACTGCAACTTTCAAAACATACAAGCAAGGTCCTTTACAAGAAAAATTATTCTACATAACGATGGACGAAATAACCTCTGAAGAGGCGAAAAATTTTTTTTTTGACGTAGATTTCTCTATACCTACAGGTAAATGGCTCTCATGTGGGGGTGAAGGGGAAAGGGATTGTTGTGAAGAAGATTTCGTTGGAGAATGGGAACAGGTTTTCGAGGAGCGGGACGGGGAGGTTGGCAACAAATGTTTCCAAGATGAAGAAGGTGTATGGAAATTCAAATTTAACCGAACAGGTATAAGCGGGTGTGATGAATCTAACGAAAAGTTTGAATATAATGATGCATGTTGCGCCGATTATTTCTTAGGAGAATGGACGTCGGGGTCGTGTGAAAATGGGAAAAGAAAACGTACACGACCGGGAAATGAAGGGTGTCAATCTATAAATGAAGATCAAATAGATGATGTTGCATGTTGTGCCGAAAATTTATTAGGACCATGGACGTCGGGGTCGTGTGAAAACGGGCAAAGAAAATGGACGCGCCCGGGACTTGAAGGGTGTCAATCCACAAATGAAGAACCAAGACCTGATGATGCGTGTCTTTCGGGAGAACAAATTTTTACCACCTCTGGTACATCTACGTGGCGGGCCCCTGAGGGTGTTACCAGTGTTTGTGTGGTATGTGTAGGTGGTGGGGGGGCTTCTGGTAAGGGGGAGCATCACCAGGGAGGGCAAGGTGGGGCTGGAGGTGGACTCGCATATAAAAATGACATAGATGTTGTTCCTGGATCTTCGTACACTGTTACAGTAGGAGCTGGTGGGGCCGGTTACACTGGTGGGGGGAAAAATCGGCAAAAACAAGCTGAAGCTGGGACAATATCTTCTTCAAATGGTGGTACTTCTACTTTCATGAACACATCAGCAACTGGAGGACAACATGGGGGTGGGAAGAGTACCGACTGGACGAAGCAGAGGGACATTGACAAGCAACGACCTGCAGGTGGGGCTCCGAGTGGTACATACGACGGTGGAGGGACTGGTGGGAAATGTGAAGGTAGCTCTTCCTATAAAAAACGCGACAACGGAACTGACTTTATGTCATCAGGAGGGGGAGGTGCCGGTGGGTACAGTGGTGCGGGGGGTAAAGGGGCTGGTTCTCTCAAGACTGGCACACGCGGGGACCCAAAATATACTTTAGTCAATGCTACCGCTGGGTCTGGGGGTGGTGGTGGTGGTGGGTGGTGGTGGTGGGGCACGACTGGTCCTCCACGGCAACACAGACTCCTATGGTGGTGCCGGTGGTGGTGGGGTCGGTCTCTATGGTGAGAAATCGGATGGTGCCGCTGGTTTGAATCAGCCATGGACAATCTCCACCCGCGATCAGTTTGACCGCACCGATGCAAAAAGTCAAGTAGATGTAAATGTTGCGGGTGGTGGTGGTTCGGGTGGTAATCGGGGTAATTTGGGATCGGAACTTTCAAAAACCGCAAAAGGGGGTTCTGGAGGTCTTTACGGTGGTGGTGCTGGTTCATGTCATGGGTTGTACGATTCCGGAAATGGGGCGGACGGGGGGAATGGAGCGGTTCGTATTATCTGGGGTCCGGGTCGTTCATTTCCTTCAAATGCAGATTAAATAAATTATTGACAAGTATTAAATGATACCAGTATTGTTAATATTGGTACTCTTAATTTTATTCATTTCCAGGAATCAGGCCAATAAAGAGGTGGGTGTTCTAGGGTATAAAACGTCGTTTTTTCATATATCCAATGGACAATCGAAAGAGATGTATGAAAAAATAAAGAAAGATGGCGCGTCCCCCGAATCTCTTAAAGAGTTTATGATGTTGGAAGATAGATTGCTTCGTTTAGAGTTCGTTTCTGTGTGTACGGGTGTGTCCCATGAATATGAAGCATTCGCTGTATCTGGTAAAATAAAGGGTCTATTTACACCCTACGACTTTTCGTACCATGCGAAACACTTAAAGCAGGTATCTGAACCACACAAACTTATAAATAAAAGTATAACATGTTAGTTAAGTAAAGTAAGCTTCTTTTATGCTGACAAGATTCCATTTTTTTTAAATTATCGTAAATATAAACTATGAGATTTAAATCATCTGGGTCTCTATTCATTTCTATCCATTTTTCTGCATCTTCTGTAGTGACAAAATCTGATGTGCAAAAATATGCTTCTTCCATTTTTCCTATCCCGTATTGATTTTCTTCGTTCCTCGTTTGACGAATATAATTACATATGATCACATACATGAGATCTGCTATTTTTCCACGAATATCTATATCGTAATGATCTGGGTTAATCGTATCTACGTCAACACCTTTTTTGGTTCTAAGATTTCTTAAAAAAACCTCTCGCGGGCATTCCATACCTACACGTGGTCTTTTCCTTTTAAATTAGTCATCGTTTCCAAACATGTTTCCACTCATGGGATTCTCTTCAACGAGGCCCAATCCGAAAATGAATTGTTGATTCACGATATACTTTTCACCATATTGGCGCGTGTCGTGCTTCACGTATATATCGCGTTGACTGAAAGGACCGATATAGAAATCGTACCCAAACTTAGGTTTACCGAGGTTATTATCCGAGCAATAGGTATTGAATTTCTTTACAAACTCTGTCACGGTACAGAACTCCTCGGGATCGATTTTTATATGATGCGACTGCATAAAATTCTCCAATGTGGATACAGCACCCGCAATCTGCTTTTGAATATCTTTGAAATAACTGGGTACGACGTTCCAAATGTCCTTCTTAGCGTATTTCTGTGAATATTCTAGATACGCGCGTACACACTTTTGTAAAATGCAAGGCAATTCCGCCTCGAGCTTATGTTCTAGAGTGGGATCCGCATCCTTCACTTGCTTTCCAAAGTTTACGGTGAGAATGCGGCGGAGGACACTTCCAGAATTATCCTTCCAATGTGGAACTTCATTACCCCCCAAAATACCTGGCGTCCTCCATTCCATAGAATGTGCCTTCTCGTGTTTTACTGCGATAGATACATCTTCACCGCTCACGATAGACTGAAACTCTGCTTGTTCGAGTGCCAAATCGTTCTTAACTTCAGGAGCGATAAACATGAAAGCATCCTTGATAGCAGAAAGACCGAATTTCCTTTCAACATTGTTTGAGAGTGTTTTAACATCCTCCGTGCAATAAAACTTACGCAGAACCTTCGTGATGATAGTCGATTTACCGGATCTCGCCACACCCTTTAGGAACGGGATAACTTGCCATCCATCTAGATCATTCACATCATAACACAAGCGCCCACACATGACATAAATCCATCTCGCAACATCTTCATCAAACTGTTGGTAATCAAAGATTGATTTGAAGTGTGGAGTTGGTATATCGTACCAATCCTCGAAGTGGTTGTAATTAGGGAATTCTTGATCGAAATATTTACAGCTCACGATAGACTGATCGAGACTCTTAAACTCCTTAGATTCATAATCATAAAACTCTGCGGTGTATAAACCCGTTTTATCAGACCATTTCTTCGCTACAAAAACACCATTATCGAAAGACCACACGTGTCTATTCTTTACGATATCGGGAAACTGCATATCGTTTATATTTGTGAGATGTGTTATAACATCTTTATAGCCAGTACCTCTCGAGGTGAGATTCTTCCATAAATCAAACCAAGTTTCCTTTCTACCGACACTATACACAAACTCACCTATACTTTGTTTAGGCTTCCAAGCTCTGGAAGGGCAACCAGTCTTAGTCATGATCTGTTCACAACAATACCCCTTGTACCGCCTAATGTTATGTGAATATAAATGCTTAAGACACTGCATGATAGATTGCTGATAAGGTGATAATTCGTCTACTTTATTTATAGTAGACATTCGGAAAATAGCAGGATCGGATTCGGGGTTAATGGGTACGTATGTTGGATTATTCACTCGCTCCATGATACGTGCAGCACGGAAAACGATCGTCCACGCATCATCTACTTGATCGATGAGACGGTTTATACGAGTGGCGAGTGTTGTATCCTGATCATTTTTATCCAATTCTTCCAGCATTTTAAGTTCGTTGGCTTTGTGATATATTTCACAAACATGATCACGGATCTGTACGTATTTAGTCACGACACGTTCTATGTCTATGACTTTGGGCATACCTTTTTGGTCAAGTTCGTCGGGTAAGAAAAACATATTATACCCTAGACGATAGGGAATCTTAGGGTCGTTTTTGTGATATATGTCCCAATACTCTTCGAGTTCTGATAGGTGGGATACGAGTTTTTCATTATTGAAAGTTTTAATTTCGTTCGCCCATAGCGCCTGGTTCGCTTCGTTCGGGTCTGCACTTTCATTAATGAAATGTGTCGCTTCTGACATTTCTATTATAATACTTCATTTTTCTAAGCTACTATTTTTGGAGGGTGGTCAAAAGTTTGACTAAAATTTTATTTTGGATTTCGAGTTGTCGACCCATGTTTACCAGGGCGCTACATATAGTATCACCATCTTCTGTCATGAGTGTGGAACCCAATAAAGTTTCCATGGTCATGTATTGCTCAATATCATCTTCATCATCATATTCGTATTCATTCATATCGACTTCTTCCTCTTCATCGGCGATTTCCTCTTCATCGGCGATTTCCTCTTCATCGGTGATTTCTTCATCGGTGATTTCTTCATCGGTGATTTCTTCATCGATTTCCATCTGAGCTGGTGTTTCGGTATCGGACATTTATTTATGTTCAGGAAAAATCGGTACGATTTTTTCGCACTTTACCCGAAATTATTTTCTTGGTGTATAGTACAACAACAACAAAATGGCCGGTGGTCTTATGCAACTCGTCGCTTATGGAGCCCAGGATGTCTATCTGACTGGCAACCCTAAGGTTACTTTCTTTCAGGCGGTTTACCGTCGCCACACTAACTTCGCTATGGAGAACATCGAGCAGACCATCAACGGTACTGCCGCTGACTCCGGTCGCGTCTCTGTCACCGTCGCTCGTAACGGTGATCTCGTCGCGGACATGTACGTAGAGATGGAGTCTGAGATTGATCTTGCTCTTTCCACTGACGCCGCCGCCTCCAACGAGTGGGTCGCGGAGCGTGCGATCAAGGACGTTGAATTATCAATTGGCGGACAAAGGATTGACAAGCACTACCAGACCTGGTGGAGGCTTTACTCCGAGCTCTACCTCGATTCCTCCAAGAAGACCACTTGGGGTAAGATGACTACCGGTATCGATGGTGCCAAGGTATACCTTCCTCTTATTTTCTTCTTTAACCGCAATCCTGGACTCGCCCTCCCACTAATTGCCCTGCAGTACCATGAAGTCCGTCTTGATTTCGATTTAACTTCCGACTTCGACTTGTACATCAAGCCTTCCTCTTTCAAGGTATACGCCAATTACATCTACCTCGACACTGAGGAACGTAGGCGTTTTGCCCAGAAGGGCCACGAATACCTAATTGAGCAGGTTCAGCACACTGGAACTGATACCCTTTCTTCCGGTTCGAACCAGAAGAGGCTTTCGTTCAACCACCCCGTCAAGGAGCTCGTGTGGTGCCTCTCCCAGTCTACCAAGGCCTTCAACAACCTGTGGAACTTCACCACGAACGTCGGTGCCGGTCAGCCTCAGCTGGCCACTGACGTCGGTACTCTCGTCGCCGAGGCCCAGGTCAGCGCCGATGCTGGCAACTGCCCCAGGATTCAGAATGTCGGTGGTAACGTTACCGCTTGGGATGAGGATGCTTGCACTAACATGGTTGACATGAAGCTCGTTCTCAACGGCCAGGACAGGTTCAAGGAGCAGGGTTCCAAGTATTTCAACGCCGTCCAGCCCTACAACCACCACTCCGGTTCCCCCATGCCCGGTGTGTACAGCTACTCTTTCGCGCTCAAGCCCGAGGAGCACCAGCCTACCGGCACGTGCAACTTCTCCCGCATTGATAACGCGCAGGTTGCTATTAACGCCGGCGCTGGCACTAACGCGACCCTCAACATGTTCGCGGTCAACTACAATGTCCTCCGCATCCAATCGGGTATGGGTGGCCTTGCCTTCTCTAACTAAGCATACAAATCAAATTTGTATTTGCTATTAAAATTAATTAATAATTCAACTTTAAAAAGTATTAAATCGTACTTTTTAAAATTGAAGAAAAATTTAACAGGATAATATAATAATGGCTTCGGTATATGCCGTCGCGAATCCTTCGGGTCATCGACGAATCTTAAAGAAAACGTTCTATATTCAATAAAATGAATAATAGATTGTATACGGATGGTAGTTGCCTCGGTAATCCGGGAAGGGGTGGATGGGCAGCTAAGTGTCTGGGATTTTTTGAAATTACTGGTGGATCACCTAAAACTACTAATAATATAATGGAAATGACAGCCGTAATAGAAGGTTTGCGTAAATGTTATAAATGTGGAATTCGTAATATCGCTGTGTACACGGATAGCTTTTACGTTCGTAATGGTATCAAAAGTTGGATTCATAAATGGAAATTAAATAATTGGAAAACATCATCCGGATCCGATGTTAAGAATAAAGAACTTTGGGTACAAATGGATTCTGTGTCAAAATTATTCGATAATATAGATTGGATTTGGGTTAAAGCGCATAACGGAGACCCAGATAATGAATATGTGGATCAAGAAGCTAGAAGGATCGCAAATGTTTTCCATAATAGTGTATAAAGATGTCATGTCATATAAATAAAGATGGTTGGAAAGAAAGAAGAATCCACTACACGCATGTCGTATAAAGGTCGCGAACAGATGTATTCAGAATCACGTAATAAAGCAGCTACGAAAGCTATGGATGCCGATAAAGTTCGATACAAGTCGAATAATGAACCATTTAAGTTTTTATGTTTTCTAAAAAACCGACTCGAGAGTATCGAATCGCGTAAAACTTCAGTCGTCGAGGAGGGCTTTCTTAAAAAGGGATTTACGAAAAGGTATAATGAACGTTTGTACGATAAGACGAAAAAGATTATCGAATCTTTACAAACATAAAGAAATACGTCATACAATAGATATATGAAGCTACTCATTAAAAAGCTTTCTGAGCACGCGCTAATTCCTACGCGCGCATCTCCTGGATCTGTTGGGTATGATCTGTATAGCATCGAAGATATGCACATTCTTCCGTACCAACGTGGTATAGTATGCACCGGAATCGCAGCGACTATTCCTATGGGTGTATACGGACGTATCGCACCCCGTTCCGGCCTCGCTGTAAAGCATGGCGTACAAACCGGTGCGGGTGTTATTGACCCCGATTACACTGGTGAATTGAAGGTTATCCTTTTTAATCATGGAAGTGAAAAGTTCGAAATTAAAAAGGGTGATCGTATTGCGCAGCTCATCTTAGAGAAGTGTGAAACACCTTTGATCGATGAAGTTGAAGAAATAAAGGATACACAGAGAGGAACCCGTGGATTTGGTTCTTCTGGATAAATATATAATTAATTAATTACCAAATGCTACACCTGCTAGACCATTCTTCACCCTGAGAATGTTGTAGTTTACCGTATACACACGTAGCATGCTCGGAGATCCGGCAACGGTGAGGTTCTTTAATACGAGTTTCGAATTATCAACCCTAGAAAAGTTTAAGCTACCACTGGGCTGAGAACCGTTTAGTTTGATACAGAAAGGCCATGTGAAAAGAGGAACACTGTCAATAACACCGGAAGGTAAGACTGTGCAGTGCATTTCGGGTACGACGTTATGATGGTACGTATCGGACAGGTCTTCGAAAAGGGGTTGTCCGTTAATGTAGAGTGTGGCGGAATCGAACTTGAGTTCGTTATCCCAAGCCGTACCATCAGCGGCTGATGATATGAGGTGGATAGCCTTGGAAGGGTGGTTGAAATATGTGAGATCAACATCGACGGTACCAGAACTACTGGTATCCATAATTTGGTGTTGTGTCTGAGTTATAAGAATTTCCTGTTCGGTGTTGATCAGCCTATTACGCTCCTCTGTATCGAGGTAGACGTAATTGGCGTATACCTTGGGTGCCGCACCAAGACTGCCTAAACCAGACCTACACTTAATTCGTATTTCTACCTCGTGATATTGCATAGCAACCAAAGGCAAAGCCTTAGTCCAATCTTCACTGAAGAAGAAAGGGATAACGAAATAATCGGAACCAACCCTCGCACCAATAGCTGATTTAGCATTCGCAGACGCTACTGAAGTGGTCACGGCGCATGAAGCCTTAGCCGAGGTATCGTTATATAAAACGTTGTGAACACCCTGGATAAATAAAGAATCGAGTTTGCAGACCTGCTGACCACCTATGAGAAGGGTAAACTCGGTAGCAGATTGACCAGTTGCAAAAAGACCAGAGTTGCCTAATGCAGTTTGAATGTCTGTAGCCTCGATCCAGACATAGCTCAAGAGATCACCCTTGGACTTGATAGGGATGGTGACTTCGGCACCAGCATTGAACTGACCGATGTAATCGACACGTTCGGGCTTGATCGCAAAATTTGTATGGCGTCGGAAATTTTGACGGAAAAATGAAACTTCGGGGTCCCCTGTGATGTACACATCTTGGGCACCCTTGGATACAAGATCGACCAACGCAGCAGACATTTATTAATATATGATATTAAAAATTTAGATCTATAACGAAATAAGATGGTGATCTTTCAAGTGTTGACCTGGGATTCTCGAGATGAAGATGATGAACATTACATCCGCCTGTTTGGTAAAACGATCGAGGGCAAGTCTGTGTGTGTATCCACGACATTCAATCCGTATTTTTTTGTAAAGATTCCTTCGGATGTGGACGTGGGACATGTTAGGAAGTCTCTAGATAAGATGTTTTCTGAAGAAATTGTTAAGATGGACTTGGTGAAAGCTAAAGATATCTGGGGATTTCAAAATGGGGAAGAATATATTTTCCTTCAAGTACATTGCCATAACCTTAAACAGCGGCGTTCTATAAGCAATTACGCTATTAAGTTTATGAAACGCGTGAAGACGAGAGATCTATCTCTCACTTTTGTATATGAAGCTAATTTGGATCCTGTATTGAGACTCATGCATCGCACCGGTATACAATCTACTGGATGGGTTGAAACGAGTGATGTATGTGCACGAGGGCATTACGCGAAAGTTGATATAGACTTATTCTGTAAGAATTGGAAAGATCTAAAGCCGCACGAAACTACGGAAACTGCACCCTTTGTGGTGGCTTCTGTTGATATTGAGTGTTATAGCTCTACTGGAAAGTTTCCGGATCCTGAAGTACCCGGTGATGCGTGTTTTCAAATCGCCATATCCCTTTTAAAGTTTGGGTCTGAAGAAGTATACGATAAGACTTGTCTATGCTACAAGACTACGGATTTGAATTTACCCGAGTGTACTATCAAGAGTTTTGACACGGAACGTGATATGCTCGTCGCATTTTCTGAGTATTTATCGTTTCATGACGTGGACGTCATAACTGGATGGAATATCTTTGGTTTTGATTTAAACTATATAATGAAACGAGCGCTGTATACCAAATGTCCCCCAAAGTTTTATCAACTCAGTAAGCTTTCCAATTTTACGTGTAATTTATCTCGTAAAAAGCTTTCTTCGAGTGCGCTCGGTGATAACGAACTCACACTCGTGAACATGCCTGGAAGATTTATATTTGATCTTTTCCATGAAGTTAAGCGTGAATACAAATTAGATTCATATAAACTTGATAACGTATCGAAGCTGTACCTGGGAGATCAAAAGATCGACATGTCTCCGAAAGAAATGTTTAAACGATTCGAAGAAGGAGACCCAGTTAAACTGCGAGAGGTTGCGGAGTATTGTATTAAGGATACTATTCTACCTCATAGACTCATACAACGTTTGTGTACCCTCGTTAATCTATTGGAGATGGCTAAAGCAACTTGGGTTCCATTGAATTATCTCGTGGAGCGTGGTCAGCAAATTAAGGTATTCAGTCAATTGACTAAAAAGGCGCGTGAGCTCGGATTCAAGGTTCCAACTTTTGAATACGGGCATACGGACACGACTGGCTATGAAGGGGCAACAGTTCTGGAAGCGCAATCTGGTGCATATTATACACCCATAACCGCTTTGGATTTTGAAGGTCTGTATCCTTCTATTATGATGGCACATAATGTATGTTATTCATCGTTAGTACTAGATCCTAAGTATAAAAACATACCTGGAATTGAATATGAAACCTTTGGGAATCATACGTTCGCCCAGGGTATCCCCAGCGTACTTCCAACTATTCTTTCAGAGCTTAAATCTTTCAGAAAGCAGGCTAAAAGGGATATGGCGCAATCTACGGGAAACCTTGAGCACATGTACAATGGTAAACAGTTGGCGTACAAAATCAGTATGAACTCCGTGTATGGTTTTACTGGAGCTTCTCGCGGGATGCTCCCGTGTGTGGCTATAGCTTCTACCGTGACGATGAAAGGTCGAAAGATGATCGACGACACTAAAGAATATGTCGAAAAGCATTTTCCAGGATCTAAAGTGCGTTATGGTGATACGGATTCTGTTATGATCGAGTTTGACGTTCAAGGTAAAACAGGAAAAGAAGCTATCGAATATAGTTGGGAACTCGGTGAGCGCGCTGCAGCTGAATGCACGAAACTATTCAAAGCTCCGAATAACCTCGAGCTTGAGAAGGTATATTGTCCGTATTTCCTGTATAGTAAGAAAAGGTATGCCGCGAAGCTTTGGACGAAGGGTAAAGATGGGAACATGAACATGGATTATATAGACGTAAAAGGGCTTCAGCTCGTGCGTCGAGATAATACGCCACATATGAGAGAAGTGTGTAGGGAACTTTTGGATGGGATTCTAGAGAGTTCAGACACCTCTGGACCTAAGGCCTTGGCGAGAACGAGAGCCGTCGAACTCCTCGAAGGAAACGTTCCCATGGAAAAGCTTATTCTCAGTCAGTCTCTTTCCGATACGTATAAGGTAAAGGGGTTTAATGTTCCCGTGACTAAGACTGAAAAGGATCATATTCCGTACACAAGTGAAGATGTTAGTATGGCACATGTACGCGTCGTCACAAAAATGCGAAACAGAAGACCCGGGTCAGAACCTCGCTCAGGTGATAGAGTTCCGTATGTATTGCTAGACACGGGTGATCCCAAAGCGAGAGCTTTTGAGAAAGCCGAAGAACCAAAATATGCGGAGGAAAACAAACTACCTATAGATTATTCGTATTATTTCATAAATAAATTTTTAAACCCGGTTTGTGATCTGTTAGAACCCCTGTATGAAGACGTCAAAGCTGAGATATTTGGAGAGTTATTATCCAGAGAGAAGGAAAAGAAGAAGGTTATCAGGAAAAATTCCAAAGCTGAAAAACAAGTTCTCATCGCAGATATATTTAAAAAAAAGAATCCATGATATTATATGGAAGTAGGTGAAAAAAAGGTAGTCGCCGCATGCAAGGACATGGTAAAAGATGCCGAATATCGCGCAGAATTAAGAACCATTAAGAAAATGTGTGATACTTTTCCAATAGGCCTAACTCCCGGAACTTGTAGATATAGATTGTTAGGTGAAAATGGGTATTGCATAGGAACTTGTGTGGGTACAAATGAACTATGTACAAAAAAGGTTTCAGACGGGGAACTTTATTGTGGAATGCATAAGAAACAGACTAAACCTGCCGAACCCATTCAGATAAATATGCAACCTAATACGAGTTGTATATGTGAACTTTGGGAAAATAATCCAGAGTGTTTATATTGTAGAGAGGAACAAGAAAAGAGGCTTAGAAAGAGGAACCCTCTTAATAGAAATGAATAAATCAGATATATTATTAAACTCTATAAATACATTTTACACAAAATCTGAAAATAGAAGTACACTAAAAGAATTACTAGATAAGAGTGGTGGCATATCACTTCGAAATTTGGAATGGTTCATAACAAATTATTCTAAAAGGAATAACTTATCATATACTACGAATGATGGTAAACTATTCAGTGTCCATTGTGCATATAAGTCTAGTCTAGATGGGTATAGTAAAAAACTTTTTGATCCATTTTGTAGATCTCAAAAGATTATTTATACCGTTCCCGAATCACATGATAAAATTCATACGACTGTAGCACAGCTGAATTTTATCCGGTGGTGTATTAAGAATAACATTGTGGAATATATACGAGATCACAAACACATACTATCTAATAAGCAAGTGACATAAATCCACCTTCGAATGTATACGTTTGATACCCGACGTAATATAAATTGACCACGTAAGTCTTAGTTAATCCCGTTTTTAAATTAATCTCTAGTACCGTTCTTTCCGACTTTAACTGACTGAAATCCAAACTTCCCGATGGCTCCACATTAATCGGATTCATCGCGAAGGAATATGTGTATATATTTCTCTCCGTTCGCGACAACCTATTATTATAAGGAACAACGTATTTATAATACGTATGATCCACATTTGGTAAATTTGGTAAATCCTCACCGTTAATGAAAATTTTAGCGCTATCGATGATAGGATAATTATGTGTATCTATGGGAGTTCCAGTTGCGTTAAATAAAGTGGTCGTAGAAAAATTGTACCTATTGTGCATGTTAGCGGCTGCCTGATCAGCCAGTTGTTCACCACCCCCAGATGTCGTTTCATCCTCGTAGTCTTTGTCACGTAAAAACCAGAATAAGGTTTTCACGGGTATATTTGGAACGAGTTGCAATCTGACTACTTTACTACCTACTTCCGTTTCTTCTACGGGGTGGCGTTTGACCATATCCGTCACAAAAATTTGTTTTCGCTTTGATAAAAATATACGTTCTTCATCAGATACGGTCATTTCTTCAGTTATAAGATCAAAAGTATTCAGTGTTATATCCTCTGGACTAGAATTTGTAAAAAACGTTTTTGGGCGAAACTTTATTTCAAACTCTATTTTTTGTTTATGTATAGCACACGTTGGGAAATAAGGGCGATTGGGTTTATTACTATCGTATTCGTCTCCTTCATATTTTCTAGAAAAAAATAAAGGTATTGGAATTAACATATCCGAATCTTTCCGATCGAGTGCCTCGTGGTTTGATATAGACGTATCTTCGGCACCATTTCTATTTATAAGAAAACGTTTTGTACGTTTTTCAGATGCGTCCAAATACATCTGATCATAAATAATACCCCAATCGTCATAATACGTCTCGACTTCCAACTCGTCTACACGCATTACAACAGATTTAATTAAATGTCTCCCCAATTGATCTGCCAGCCAAAAACTACCACTCGCTAATCCGGGAAATTTAACAGAAATATACATATTACTCAAAAGATCTCCCATATTACGAGGGTTTAAAGTGACCTTTATAGATTCACCGAAAGGCCAATTACTTTGCGCGTCGTTAGGTTTAGAAATGGTAGTCGATCTATGAAACTTTGTAAAATTTGAATGTCTATCGTATGAATATTTAAAAGGTGAATATTTAGGATCATCATTTAGTAGGTACGTATCCTGTTTCCCAATAGCATTGAGAGATAGGGTGGCGCCTGGATCGGGTCCCTGCACGTCCATACTTATCTATTGTCTACAATTTTTTAATATCAGTTTCCCACATTTCAAAATAACCAGTAGCTTCAATTAAGCAAACTTCTTCTCTGAGTTTGTTCCATTCACCGAATAACGCTTTCACTCTCTCCTCCGTGTATTCGATGGTCTTAATGTGTAAAAGGTAATCGTACGAATTGTCAACCATCGGAAACACTCGACTGATTTCATTTTCTAGATCTTGCTTTTTCCGTTTAAATACAACTATATCACCATCGATTACCATCTTAACAAAGCGTGCTCGGTGGGAACAGAGTTCAGCCTTCTTCTTAGTTGTGTCGATGAGATGCGCCTTACGTTTCTTGTAATGTTCCATGCGAAGTTTAATAAAATCAACCAAAATTTGCCCAGGTGAATCGTATTTACAGATACCCTTTGTTGGATGAAACAAATGCATGTTTGAGCATCTGATAGTCTTTTGCAGCTTGAGATCCTTGATGGCGTCTTTGCCGTTGTAATCTTGGATGATAAAATCAACGTTCTCTGTTGTACTGTTATTTGTGAAACCACTGATGATTTTCTTTTCAACGAGAGTATCGAGATGTTCCTTGTAATCCTGCGTCCACCTACCAGGTGGGAGATCTGTTACCTTAACGGTCCTCCCAATACATTTCCATACACCTTGTGCGATCCATGAATCATCATCTTGTTCTAAGATAGACCCCTTAAACCCTCGAAACCAGGGTTTCATTTTTTTCATATCTCTACCATTTGTAAAGTTGAGGATATTTGCTTTGATATCTTCTGGGTTGAAAGGTGGTACGTAGCACGAAAACCCCGTTCCAATTCCTTCAGTTCCATTAACAAGTACCATAGGTAGAACAGGCATATAATGTTCGGGTTCAATCGAACGCCCATCATCGTCAAGGTATGTGAGTATCGCGTCATCCTTTTGGTCGAAGATATTTCGAGTTTCCTT